CCCAAAAATACCCCCGGAGGGACTTTTACACAAACAAAAGTGAGGAGAAGTCGCGTGGCAGCGAAGAGAAGGAGGTCGGAAGCTGCTGATACTCGTCGTAAACCCGCGACAACTCCAGAGGCCCGTGAAATGCAGCTGGTTTCTGCGGCCATTGATCTTGCTGAGGAGCAAATTCGAGCGGGTACAGCGTCATCTCAGGTGATTACGCATTTTCTGAAGCTCGGTTCGAGCCGTGAGAAGCTTGAACAGGAGCGTCTTGACCACGAAAACGCTCTGCTCGAGGTCAAGAAGGAACAGATCGAGTCTCAGCAGCGGATCGAAGAGCTATATCTGGACGCAATCAAAGCTATGCGGACATATGCGGGAGGTTCGCCGGAACCGGAGGAATATGGCGAAGATCCGGACATACTCTGAGCTTCGTCGCTTGGAAACGTTCGAAGAGCGCTTTGAATATCTCCGACTTGACGGTGACGTCGGTTTCGCAACCTTTGGGTTTGATAGATGGCTCAATCAGCATTTTTATCGGTCATTAATGTGGCGCAGAGCCCGTAACGCAGTACTTATCCGAGATAACGGTTGTGATCTGGGTATCGAAGGATACGATATTTACATGCATCCGGTAGTTCACCATATGAACCCGATGTCGCCTGACGATATCAAACATGGTGAGCTCTGGATCATCGATCCAAAATACCTTATCACAACATCACGTCTGACCCATAACGCGATTCATTTCGGTGATGAGAGCATTCTACCAAGAGGACCGATAGAAAGGAAAGCAGGCGACACGAGGCTATGGTGATTGTGGCCTCTACCTTAGCTGATGTACTGATTGCCGCGCCATTGGGGTTCATGTTTGGTCTCCTCGTTGGCATATTCGTGGCAAACAAGTATGTGGTCATGGTTATCAAAGAAAAGTACCGAGTAGTCGACAAGAGAAACTATCCGGACAAAGGAGCATGAAGCGTGTCGAAAGAAAAGACTCATCCTCTGAAGCAGCGCCATCAGGATACGGAGGATCGTCTCAAGGCCGAGGCCGAAGTCCGGCAACAGCAAGCGAGCGAAAGGGATGAACGAGTCGACGCCGCGCTGAAGCGTGAGCACGAGCTTGTCCAAGAGCGATACAGGGGGTAGTAATGCTTGAAACCCCGCCGGTCGACGATGATCGGGAAGACGTTGAACCAAATCCTGAGCCAGACGACGTCGACGATCCGACGCCAGCTCATCCCGACACTACGCCTGATGATGACACCGCCGCTGAGGGCCAGCAGTACGGGATCCAAGGTCTCAGTCAGTTCAAGTCATGAGTCTAAAGCGAGTATGGATCCCATCACCGAACTACTCGAGCAGAGGCGGATCGAGCGTCAGACTTATTGTAGTTCATACGGCGGAAGGCGCTCGCACTATCGAGAGTTTAGGGTCGTTCTTTCAAGGCGACGTAGGTGCATCGAGCCATACGGGTGCCGACGATAAGACCAATACTGTTGGTGAGTATGTCAAGCGTGGCAACAAGGCTTGGACACAATCTGAATTCAATCCTGTAGCTGTTTCTATCGAACTGTGTGGTTTCGCCAGCTGGTCCACGAACGAATGGCGTAACAACCACGACAATATGCTTCGTAACTGCGCTGCCTGGATCGCTGAAGAGGCCAGTTACTACGGTATTCCTATCAAGAGACTCAATTCGTCTGAAGCTCAAGGATCTGGCCGAGGTGTTTGCGGTCATAATGAGCTTGGGGCTCGCGGTGGAGGTCACTGGGATCCCGGTGGTGGATTTCCTTGGGACTATGTGATTGATCTTGCCAAAGGAGGTGCACCTACTCCGGAACCCGAAGAGGAGGGATATCAGATGATTGCTTCTGAAAGGGCAGCAGACGGTACTCTGCATGTCTGGAACGTTGGTCCGCAGCGTGAGTCAGTATATTTGACATTCCAGAAGCCGAATTCAAATAGCTGGCACGGCGGTGAACCAGGCAAGGCGATTGCAAACTCGTTCAAGTTCTGCGACGCTCCGAAGGGCCGCAAGATTCGAGGAATTGCCGCGGCAGTTGCTGCAAATGGCAATTTCCATTTCTTCATGACGCTCGACAATGCCGACGTCATGTATCGCTGGCAAGGAAAGAACAGCACAGACTGGTCCGATCTCGGAATGCTGGATCCTTGGTGATATGGCACTTATTCTAGTCATTATCGGGCTTCTGCTCTGGTTGCTCGGAGGATATTTCGTCATTGGAATCATCCTCATCGTGATCGGACTTATTCTCCTGTTTGTTCCACAGGTTCCGTACGGATACGGTTATTATCGCGGTCGTCGAGGACCTCCTTAGCCCCAGAAAGGGGGTGAGTAGTTGTCGGTCAGCACTATGTCAGCCAGTATCCTGACGAGTACCAAGAAGATACTGGGAATTGCTGAATCCTATACGGCATTTGACGCAGATATTGCCACACACATCAATACTGCATTTTCTACGCTCACCCAGTTGGGAGTAGGACCTGCAGAAGGCTTCATGATTGAAGATGAGACGGCTGTCTGGGACGATTTCCTCAAGATGGCCGATGACATGCAGTATACCGCTATCAAATCGTATGTATATTTGCGTGCTCGTCTTCTATTCGATCCACCGACAACATCTTTCATGATTTCGGCATTCGACGATCAACGGAAAGAGCTCGAGTGGCGTTTGAATGTTCATCGCGAGGAAACTGCTTGGGTTGATCCGAATCCACCTTCTTTGGTGACGGATCCGGTTATTTCTTCTATCAGTCCGGCTACTGCACCACTTACTACTCTGGATTTGAGCATTCAAGTTAAGGGTTTCAATCTGTTGAAGGTCGATTATCCAGCTGATCCCGCTATTGCCCGGATTACCTGTCTGTCAAACGGGGTTACATACGATGGAGGATTCACTGCATCGGATGACACCGACGGGACTGCGCAGTTCGCGGGTATGCAAAGCGGAGCAGGGCCTGGACCATCGAAATTTGGTATCTATTCTTCAAATGGAGTCACTTTGCTGACCAATGAGGTAGATTTCCAATGGACGTAAGAGCAAGCCAAGAAGTTGTCGAACATATTCTCGAGCATCACGGTGTTCGTGGAATGAAGTGGGGAGTTCGTCGAGACCGATCGAGTGGATCTGGTGGGGAAAGCAGCTCAACCAAGACTCGTAAGGTCAATACTCCTCGTGAAGTTACTGTCAAGACCACTCAGAACCGTCAGATCAAGACTCAGGTTCGAACCAAGGGTGGCGAAGCTCATCCGGCTCATCCAGATGCGATCGCTGCTCGAGTTGCGGCTCAGAAGTACAAGAAGAGTGGTCCAAACGCTCTTTCAAACCAAGAGCTTCAGCAACTTTCTCAGCGTCTCAATCTGGAGGCTCAGGTTAACCGCCTGACTCCGAAGTCTGGAGTCCAGCGAGGGATGCATTTCGTTCAAACCTATCTGAAGTCTCCGGCTGGTCAGTCTGCTTCTAAGGACATCACCGAGATGGCATCGAAGTCGATTGCCAAGAAGCTGGCGACGAAGGCGGCTGCGGCAGGCGTTGCTGCTGCTCTATAAAAGGGGGTTAGCGTATGGGCTTGTCTAATACGGCGACACCGATCTACTATGGGCAGTTTCGCGAAGCAGTAATCGCTGGACAGATTCCTGTGAATCGCGAGATCTCCATGGAGATGAATCGGATAGATTCGCTCATCGCTAACCCTCAGATTTTCTACGACGACACAGCGGTTGAAGGTTTCATCGAGTTCTGCGAAGGGGAGCTGACTCTCACAGATGGTTCAGATTTACATCTTCTGGATTCCTTCAAGCTCTGGGCAGAGCAGGTTTTTGGTTGGTACTACTTCGTCGAACGAAGTGTCTACGTACCTACTAAAGACAATCATGGCGGACACTACGAGCACAGAACAGTCAAGAAGCGACTGACGCTGAAGCAGTATCTGATCGTCGCCCGTGGTGCTGCCAAATCTATGTATGCGTCGATGATCCAGAATTACTTCCTGAATGTTGATACATCGACGACTCATCAGATTACTACAGCTCCAACTATGAAGCAAGCTGACGAAGTGATGTCTCCCATTCGTACAGCTATTACGCGTGCGCGAGGACCCTTGTTCAAGTTCCTGACCGAAGGCTCACTCCAGAACACAACTGGATCTAGAGTCAATCGGGTCAAACTTGCGTCGACGAAGAAGGGCATTGAGAACTTTCTAACGGGCTCACTGCTTGAGGTTCGTCCGATGGCCATCAACAAGCTACAAGGCCTTCGACCTAAGATCTCGACAATCGATGAATGGCTGTCGGGTGACCTTAGGGAGGATGTCGTTGGAGCTGTTGAACAAGGTGCCTCGAAACTAGAAGACTATCTGATAATAGCTATTAGTTCGGAAGGCACTGTTCGTGCGGGTTCAGGCGATACAATCAAAATGGAGCTAGCGGACATACTTAAGGGTGAGTATCTTGCTCCACATGTTTCGATCTGGCACTACAAACTCGACGAGCTTGAGGAAGTTGCCGATCCAGGTACGTGGCTGAAAGCTAATCCGAATCTGGGTGCGACTGTTTCGTATGAGACGTATCAGCTTGATGTCGAACGAGCCGAGAAGGCACCTGCCTCCCGCAATGACATTCTGGCAAAGCGGTTCGGAATCCCTATGGAGGGCTATACGTACTTCTTCACCTATGAAGAGACTCTTCCTCATCGTCAACGAGAGTTCTGGCAACTGCCGTGTGCTCTTGGCGCTGACCTCTCGCAAGGGGACGACTTCTGTGCTTTCACTTTTCTCTTCCCATTAGGTCGCGAAAGATACGGGATCAAGACTCGGAGCTACATCACCGAGCGAACCCTCATGCTGTTGCCTTTGGCAATGCGTTCAAAGTATGAAGAGTTCATTGTCGAGGGTGCGCTTCATGTCATGCCGGGTACTGTCTTAGACATGATGGAAGTCTACGATGATCTTGACGCGTTCATTACAGCTTCTGAGTATGACGTTCGTTGTCTTGGTTTTGATCCTTACAATGCTAAAGAATTCGTGGCTCGTTGGGAGGCAGAGAACGGATCATTCGGAATTGAGAAGGTGATTCAGGGTGCCAAGACTGAATCGGTTCCGCTAGGTGAGATCAAGAAGCTGAGTGAGGATCGTCTTCTCATCTTTGATCAGGGGCTGATGTCTTTTGCTATGGGCAACGCAATTACGATAGAAGATACTAACGGAAATCGTAAGCTTCTCAAAAAGAGACAAGATGAGAAGATCGATAATGTCGCTGCTTTGCTGGATGCCTATGTTGCATACAAGGCGAACAAGGAGTCCTTCGAGTGATCTTTGGGAAAGGAGGTGAAATTCGTTGGGATTGGGCTCGCGTTTGAAACATGCCTGGAATGTATTTACTAAGGAAAATTATCTGGGCGATAATATGTCCGGAGAAGTTGGCGCAGGGTATACGTATAGGCCAGATAGGGTAAGACTCCGAGTTCCCAATGAGCGCTCGATTATTTCATCGATATTTATGCGTCTTGCCATTGACTGCGCCGGAATCGATATGCGTCATATTCGTAATGATGATCAAGATCGCTATCTGGAGGACATGGATAGTGGTCTGAACAATTGCTTGACTGTCGAAGCCAATATCGATCAGGCTGCTCAAGCTTTTCGTATTGATCTGGCACTTACTTTGTTCGACAAGGGTGTTGCGGTGATTGTTCCTGTCGATACATCGGTTGATCCGGGCAATACAGCTGGCGGTTACGATATTTTGACCATGAGAATCGGTGAAGTTGTTCAATGGTATCCTCATCATGTGCAAGTTTGGGTCTATAACGAAAAGGTAGGGATGCGGCAGCAGATCACGCTTCACAAATCTACCGTCGCCATTATCGAGAACCCGCTGTACACGGTGATGAACGAACCAAACTCTACTCTTCAGCGTTTGATCTACAAGCTTAACATGCTGGATGCCATCGATGAGCAATCTGCTTCTGGAAAACTTGACCTCATCATCCAGCTTCCTTATGTGATCAAATCCGAAGCTCGCCGACAGCAGGCTGAGCAAAGACGTAAAGACATCGAGTTTCAGCTAAAGGGTAGCCAGTATGGTATTGCCTATACGGACGGAACCGAACGTATTACTCAGTTGAATCGTCCTGCCGAGAACAATCTCATGGATCAGATTACCTTCCTGACTTCGCTGTTCTACAGTCAGCTGGGCTTGACCGATGAGATTATGAACGGTACAGCCAATGAACAGACGATGCTCAATTATTGGAACCGTACAATTGAGCCGACTCTCAAGGCCATTACCGAGGGCATGTCGCGTGTCTTTCTAACCAAAACCGCTCGGACTCAGAAGCAGACCATTGCGTTCTTCCGTGATCCGTTCAGGTTGATCCCGATTGAGAACATTGCCAAGATCGCGGATGTGTTCAGTCGTAACGAAATCTTGTCAGCTAATGAAATCCGGCAGATCATTGGTTACCGGCCTTCTACTGATCCTAAGGCTGACAAACTTATCAACAGCAACATTCGTGGACAGACGATGTCAGGTTTCTCTGAAACTACAACGCCAGGTGCCAATCCTTCAGCTTCAAACCCAGGCGGAACTAACGGCGATCGAGCTGTGGCGTCACTTGGCTCGTCCAATGGCAATGGCAATGGCAGCAATCCGAGCGGCTAACTGGCCGAGGACTCAAACTTAAGGAGAGCATTCAAAATGGCAGACGAGGCCAAGCCTGACTTCAGTGGCTATGTCACTAAGTATGGTCTCAAGTGCTCGGATGGTCGAACGATCAAGTCTCCGGCCTTCCAGCATCAGGACAAAGAGACTGTGCCCATGGTCTGGCAGCACGGTCACAACGAGCCCAGCAATGTTCTGGGCCATATGAAGTTGGAGCATCGCGACGACGGTGTTTACGCCTACGGTTTCTTCAATGAGACGGATCAGGCGAAGAATGCAAGGACGCTTGTTCAGCACGGTGACATCAAGTCGCTTTCAATCTACGCCAACCAGTTGACGGAGAAGGCCAAGCAGGTCATTCACGGTTTCATTCGTGAGGCGAGCTTGGTTCTCTCAGGTGCCAATCCCGGGGCGCTCATCGACAACATCACGTTGGCCCACTCCGATGGAGACATGGTCACGCTGGAGGACGAGGCCATCATTTACACCGGGCTGGAACTCAATCACGCTGATGGAGCTTCACAGGACGATCCGGCAGATCCCGGCGACATCGAGGATGATGTCGAAGACAGCAAGACCGTTCAAGAAGTCTACGACTCGATGACTCCTGAACAGCAGGCCGTCTGCCATTATATGGTCGGCGCTGCACTCGAAGGTGAAAGTGGCGATAGCGAAGGTTCAGTCGCTCAATCTTCCGACGAAGAGTCGGGCAAAGAACTCGTTCACGACGACAAAAATAAGGAAGGACGACGCATGAGCCGCAACGTCTTCGAACAAGGCGGTGACAAGAGGGAGGACGAGAGGCACACTCTTTCGCACGATGCAATGAAGGAGATCTTCGCCAATGCAAAGCGACTGGGCTCGCTGAAGCACGCGGTCGAAGAATACGCGATCGAGCACAGCATCACCAACATCGATCTCCTGTTCCCGGAGTACCAGTCGGTCACCAATCCGCCGGAATTCGACAAGAGGCGAACCGAATGGGTGCAGAGCGTCCTCAGCGGCACTCGGAAGTCGCCGTTCACTCGCATCAAGTCGCTGTCCGCGGATCTGACTCCGGATGCGGCTCGTGCAAAGGGTTATGTCACCGGCACTCTGAAGGTGGAAGAGGTCATCGCCGCTGCGAAGCGTACGACTGCTCCGACCACGGTCTACAAGAAGCAGAAGCTGGATCGAGACGACATTCTCGACATCACGGATTTCGATGTCGTGGTCTGGCTCCAAGGCGAAATGCGGCTCATGCTGGACGAGGAACTCGCTCGAGCCATTCTCGTCGGTGATGGCCGTACTGTTGCCGATCCGGACAAGATCCTTGATCCAGCGGGTGCCAATTCGGGCGATGGAATTCGTTCGATCTTCCATGATGCGGCGCCGTATGTTCACAGCGTCAATATCGACAACACCGCGGCGGGCTGGACGACCAACGACATCATCGACCAGGTCATGCTGGCGATGCCGTACTACAAGGGCACCGGTTCTCCGACGCTCTATACGACGATCCACATCATCAACGACATCATGTTGAAGAGGGATACGCTGGGGCGTCGTATCTACGGCTCGGTCTCGGATATCGCAGCGGAGATGGGCGTTTCTGCCATCGTTCCGTGCGAGGCGCTCGAGGCCACACCCAATCTGGTTGGGATCCTTGTCAATCTGACCGATTACACGATCGGTACCGACAAGGGTGGACAAGTCAATTTCTTTGACTTCTTCGACATCGACTACAACCAGTACAAGTACCTGCTGGAAACCCGCTGCTCCGGTGCTCTCACGAAGCTCCGCTCTGCGGTCGTGTTCACGTCCACGGCTGCTGTCGTTCCGGCATCGGCCGAAGGTGAGCCGAAGAAGGTGTCTCATTCGTCAGAAAAGGCTCCTAGGGAATAATAGGTCTACATGGCAAGGTTCTGCGGCAATATTGGATACGGTGAGTCTGTAGAAACTGCGCCTGGCGTTTGGGTTGATCAGATTACTGAATATCAATATTTTGGCGACGTCATCCGCAATTCAAGATATCTTCAAGAGACCATAGAGAACCTAAACGATGATATCAAGGTTCAGAACTCGATCAGTATTGTGGCTGACCAATATGCCAACGAGCATTTCTTTGCCATTCGTTATGTGGACTGGGCGGGGACGCTTTGGACGGTTGACAGTGTCGAAGTTCAACCTCCCCGCCTGCTGCTCCGACTAGGGAAGGTGTACAATGGCCCGACGGCTGCAGCTCCATGATATTTTGCTGTCATTTGTGCCAAATGTATATTTTCAGCCTCCACCGAATATAGCTCTCAAATATCCGTGCATTATCTATCATCGTGACTTCGCGGTGACCGAATTCGCGGACAATGAACCGTATCACAATGAGATCAGATATTTGATTACGGTTATAGATCGAGATCCTGATAGCGATATTCCGGCAAAAGTGGCAGCAATGCCAAAGAGTCTTTTCAATCGGTTCTTTACATCTGACGACCTGAATCACGACGTCTACAGAGTGTTCTTCTAGAAAGGAAAGCAATGACGGCCCTTACATGGGATGACGTGGGTAAGAGGACCTACGAAACCGGTGTGGACCACGGGGTTCTCTATCCAATCGATGCCACAGGAGCGTACAAGCCCGGCGTAGCCTGGAATGGTCTCACCACGGTTACGGAGTCGCCTTCCGGAGCGGCTTCAAACCCGCAGTACGCGGACAACATCAAGTACCTGAACCTGGTTTCGGCTGAGGAGTTCGGCTGCACGATCCAGGCGTTCACTTATCCGGATGAGTTCGCTCAGTGTGACGGTTCGGAAGAGCCCGCAGCCGGTGTCGTTGTGGGTCAGCAAGGCCGAAAGATCTTCGGTCTCAGCTACAGGACAGTTCTCGGCAACGATGTCGATGGTACCGATCATGGCTACAAGCTTCATCTGGTTTACGGTTGCCAGGCAGCACCGTCTCAGAAGGCTTATGCCACGATCAATGATCAGCCTGCAGCGATCGACTTCAGCTGGGATGTCACGACGACGCCAGTTCCAGTCACCGGGCTCAAGCCGACGGCTCTGATCGTCATCAATTCGACGCTGGCTGACTCCGCGGCACTGAAGACGCTCGAAGATCAGCTTTACGGGGCTACTACTCCTGCAGAGCTCCCGGATCCGGATACGGTGATCGGACTTTTCCCTCCTCCAGGGCCGTAAGCACGGAAGCTGAAAGCTCGGAAGAAGAAACAGCGGAGTAGTCGGGGGCTGCTATGAGAAGGAGGCCAGAGAATGCTCACTATTGTGGTTCCAGGTGTCGAGATGTTCGACGACAGCACTCAGGAGTTCACTACGGAAGGTGATGTTGTACTGGAGCTTGAGCATTCTTTGGTCTCACTGTCAAAATGGGAGTCAAAACACGAGAAGCCTTTTCTCGGCGATGGTGAGAAGACTCTCGACGAAGTCATGGACTACATCAAGTTTATGACGTTGACCAAAGTTCCAGAGGAAATTTTCCAGAAACTCTCTGAAGAGAATGTCAATGCCATAAACGAGTACATCAATTCGAAGATGACGGCTACTTGGTTCAGCGAGCAGCCTGGGGCTCCGCAAAGCCGAGAGGTCATCACCTCAGAGTTGATCTATTACTGGATGATCGCGTTCTCCATCCCTTTCGAGTGCGAGACATGGCATCTCAATCGATTGTTCACGTTGATTCGAGTGTGCAACATTAAACAAGCTAAACCGAAGAAGATGAGCCGATCTGAAATTGCTGCTCGTAACCGAGAACTCAATGCTCAACGGCGAGCTCAGTTCAACACCAAGGGTTAGGAAGGAGGTGACATGACAGCGATTGTCTGGGATGCAGTTGGCGAGAGAACTTACCAAACAGGTCTCGATCGTGGGGTTCTCTATCTCCGTGATGGTAGAGCTGTGCCTTGGAACGGTCTCACTTCTGTAGAGGATTCGACTTCAGAAACTCTGAAATCGTTCTACCTCGATGGCGTGAAGTATTTAGACAATTTGCTCCCGGGGGATTTTTCCGGCAAACTCAAAGCTTTCACCTATCCGGTTGAATTCGACGAAGTCATTGGCATTGTCTCTCCTGCCGTTGGACTGGAGTACTACGATCAACCGCCTAAGAGTTTCAATCTTTCTTATCGAACGAAGATGCTCAACGATGTAAAAGGTGAAGCTTACGGTTACAAGATTCATCTTCTTTACAATCTTGTTGCTAACGCAGATACCTTTGCATTTAGTTCGCTCAAGGCCACAGGCAATAATCCGATTGAATTTGCTTGGGCTTTGACCGGAACTCCTCCAAAGATCGCAAACTTCAGGCCTACGGTTCATATTTCGATCGATTCGACAGAGACTCCGCCGGATTTGCTGTCCACGATCGAAGATATTCTGTACGGGACTGACACAACTTCTCCGTCTCTTCCTACGATTGACCAGATCCTCGAGTTCTTCGGTTATCTGGGCGCGCTCATCATCGTGGATCACGGCGATGGTACTTGGTCGGCCATCGATGAGTCTGATACGTACATTACCATGAATAGTTCTACTCAGTTCACTATTGACAATGCTGATGCAACATATCTGGACGCTACGACGTATCAGATCTCTTCCACAAACGTAGGCTGAGGAGGTGAAGCTTGGCTACTACAGTAACAGGTCTTACTGCGGATCGAATGTTAGCGATTGAAGCTGCCTCAGTCGTCGACGGTGATGTGGATGGCAGCGGCAATCTGATTCTCACCAAACACGATGGCTCGAAGATCAACGCCGGTTCTGTGATCGGTCCTCCGGGTCCGCAAGGTCCAGTTGGGTCCTTTCTTTCCGTGTTGTCGGCAAAATCGGTTCTGGATGTTGGACTAGCTAATCAGATTCGTGCAGGACGTCAATTATCTCCGGCGGATTTTGGAAATCTTGGGTTGTCTGCTCCTCTCGGTTTGTGGAATCTTTCTGATCTGACTGATGCAAGCGGTAATGGCCGAAATTTGTTGAACAAGGGTGCAGTTCCCTTTGCTTCAGGCATCAACGGTGGAGCGAATACAGCTGCGCAATTTATTGGTTCAACTGCACAAGCGCTTTATATTCCAGATACAGGAGCTGCTGATCCGTTTAGGCTTAAAACCGGATCAGTCGGATGTTGGTTTCGTACTGCTAAAATTAACCAGTTTGAGGTTTTAATCGGAAAATATACGGTAGCAGGAAATCAGTGTAGTTGGTATATTGGAGTAGAAGGTTCCAGTCGTGCAACATTTCAAGTTTCAACAGATGGTGCCAATACTTGGACGGGTGGACAAGTAATAGGAAACAGTAGTCTTGCCGATGATCGTTGGCATTTTGTGGTTCTTGTTATTGATGGTACACAGTATCGTATTTATGTTGATGGTATTTTGGAAGGTGTACTCCTATCTTCGGGACTTCCATATAGTAGTAGTTCACCGTTTAATATTGGTTCAGCGTCCGGAGATGGTGCAACTGCTTCAGTAAGTCCATTTTATGGTCGTATAGATGAAGTATTCTTTACTTCTGATGTTCTTACTGATGATCAAATTCGTAACCTATATTGTGCAAAAATTGGACATACGCTTGGGAGTACCCCTTCTCGTATCACATTAAACGTTCGTCGTCGTCGTAAAGGCGCTGCGTTGGTTGCCAGCGATTTTCCGACACAACCGTTGAGATTGCATAATTTCTCGGGCGGTTCACTGGGCGATGAAGGATCGAATAACGTAGGACTTACCAATAATGGCGCTGCTGTCTCTGTAGCTGGAGCAGATGGTAGTACGGGGAATGCGTTTAGTTATGCTGGTGCACAAAGTTTGTCGAGTATAGATACAGGACTACCGAGTGCTTTAACGGCGCGATCTTATGGCTGTTGGTTTAAAACAAATTCAACTACGATCCAGGCGCTTATAGGTTGGGGATCATATTCGGCCAATGTTGCATTTATGTGTGTGTTGAATAGCCCAGCAGGTCAAATCAATTCAAGTAGTGGTGCCGACGGTATCACTGGTCCGTTTGTTGCCGACGGTCAATGGCATTTTGCTGTAACAGTTGAGGACAATACTGCTATTGACGGGGTTAAACGTAAGCTTTATGTAGACGGCCGTTTGGTAGGGACTTCAACAGTATTAAATGCAATCAATCTTGTTGGCGCAAATGGTTTTCGAATTGGTGCTCTACCCAGTGGAAGTTGGCTGCTAATTGGTCAAGCTGACGGCGCCTTTGTTTGTGGGTATGCACTCACAGCAGAACAGATCTATGCACTTTACGCCAAAGGTTCACAGGCACTTACGCCTTCGCCAAAGAATGTCGGCGATCATATCGAGGCAATGGATTCCGCAAGTCTTCTAGCAATATTTGACTCTATGGAATCGCAACATCAAATCGATTTGAGTGTGGCGGCATGAGAACGACTGTTACTCAGAGTGCTGGTGGAAAAATTAATAGTAGTGGTGGTATTATATCATCGGGTTCGATTGCTTTCACTGCACAAAGAACAGCTGTAGGAAATTACGTAATAAAGTTTCCTGGACGACGACTGATTTCGCTCAATGCTAATCCCGGAGATGGTGTATCTGTCCTGTGCCAAGTTTTTGATAATGCACCAGATGCAAAAACTGTGCAAGTATTGAATTCGGGGTTTGCAGCAGTAGATGCATCGGTTATATTCAGTGCTGTATTAGCAATCTGAAAGGTTATCAGAATGCGCTTCGAACTTGCTGGAAGTCTAGTTCAGCCAGATCCACTCGTAATAAAGTTCAACGCTAATCAGAATTTCGATACCACTAAATACACCGCTATGGGTTACACCAATTTCGATGTGATTTGCATCGGTGGTGGCGGAGGCATGGGTGGGGGTATCGATACTGGAAACACCGGTACTTTGGTTCGGAGTTATGGCGGAGCTGGTGGTGGCGGAGGACTTCAGCGAGTTCAAGGTCTATTATCAGCTCTACCTGGCTCTTGTCCGGTAGTTGTCGGTGCTGGCGGAGCTCTTGGCACAGAAGATCCGTCGAATGTCGGCTTTACTACAGACGGTGGTGACGGTGAATATTCTTCGTTTAATGGTTCAACCTGCCAGGCCTCTGGTGGTAAAGGCGGCAAGAGGGTTCAATCGAATTCTCTTACTGTTACTACTCAGGCTAATGGCGGCGATGGTGGCGTGGGAGGAAGAACAGCTGCGGGCGGGGGCGCTCTAGGTGGAACTGCAGGTACTCCAAGTGCAACGGGACCGGGTACTCCAGGCACAAATGGTGCTGACGGTACGTGGATCGGAAACATCGGGCAAGGAGGCGGCGGAGGCGCTGGGGGAGTAGGTAAGTATGGTGGCGGAGGAACTACGTGTAATGCAGCTACGTCGGGTGGGAAAGGATCGTACAATCCTGGAGATACATCAGTTTACGGTCCAGGAGATGCCCCAGACCCAGACCCTGCAAGTAGTTCACAAAATACAGTTCCGGGA